TGTCGAGCGTAGAATTGGACTTCCATGTTGTCTTTATGGTCAATTAAGTCTTGGGTCATTTCTATTTCAGCAGCGTTCCTTTGTCCAAGTGTTGTTAGTTCAACATCCTTTATTGTTTTAGCTTTCCATTTAGCACTTTTAACTTCTTTTTTATCCTTGTCTTCTGCTGCCTTTAGCATTTTAGCCTTCTCCGCTTTATCTACTAATTTAAGACCTGCTATTTGGTTTTTTAATTCATCAATTTTGTCCTGTGAATCTTCAATCCCCTCATTCAAATCGTCAGCTACATCATCCGCACTATAAAGTGCTTTTGTTACACTTCCTAAAATGTCAACTCGTGGTAAGTTTAAAATACTCTTAGGTATACTGCTTCTGATTTTATCATAAGTTGCATTAAGAACTTTTAAAGGCATTAATAAAAATGTCAATACGCCTTCAAGTATTTTTTCATTTCTTTTTGCTGCTTTAATCTGTCCTTCTTTTGTTTGCTTTTGTCGGTCTAGATCTGCTTCAGATATTTTTAAAGTTGCTTCAAGTTGTTTGATTTTCATGTTCCGGATCTCTTCCTCCGTTTTTCCTGAAAGCCTTAAAACATTTTCACTATTTGTAATTGTTTTATATTTTGATTCTGATGCTGCTAAATCTAATTTTGTTTGTGCGGTTAAATCTTTTTGCGCCTGACTCAATCCACTAACAGCACTTTTTATTCTATCCCAATTCGCAGCAATAGCACCAACAGCAATTAAAAAAACTCCGATTCCAGTAGCTGCAACCCCACTTTTAATTCCTTTTAATGCGGCTTTTGCTGACATCCCTAACGCTTTAAAAGACTTAGATCCTTCTCTAAGGCCTTCAATACCTTGACTGATTGCCATCGCTGCATTTACTTTTAAAAGAGTCTCTTCTAATTTTTCGGATTCTCCTCCAAAAACACCCATTGCTCCCTGAGCAATTGCAAACCCTCCGGCTGCACCTTGTATTGCTCCTCCTAATTTTTGCGACATTGTAGTTGCGGCTGCATCTACTGCCATATCCGTATCCATCTGAATCTTACGGTAAGAAGAAACTTTACCCATTAACTCCTGATATTCTTTTGACGTTGTATCTCCTGCTAATGCAAGTTGATACAGTCTGTCTTCTGCTTCTCCTAATGCCGCAGTTAATGGCTTTACCTCTCCGTAAACATCTTCAAATGATGCATCAACTCCTTTTATTTCTTTATTAAGATCTCTATAAGCCGACTCCATTTCTTCTAACTCCTTCTTCTGTTTCTGGAATTCCGCAGATCCTTGTTTATTTGAATTCCGCATCTCATCGAGATCCGCTCGTGCTTTATCAATAGAACTTCCTAATGCCAGGAACTTCTCTTCTGCATCTTCTAAGCCTTTCGCATTTATATCGAAATTTATATTATAATCTTCTGCCATTTTTTAGTTTTTTAAAGTTATTTTTTCTTTTTTCCTGCTTATAGATATCTTTTAAACTTTCATATAGCATAAACTTCCCTTTTGCAATTTCAATTTTTTCGCTGACCCCATAATGAGCGTCTAGTTTCAGCATATTCATTATATTCTCTATCATGGTTGAGTTATTAAAATATCATTAGTTGCTGTTGCTCCGTTACAATAAGTTTGAGTTACTGTTAATGTTATTGTTTGCGGTGCTGATTCTTCTGTTTCAATTCTGAAAAAATTCTCTGTATTTATATAGTCAGCAGCATCTTCCGTAATTATATATTCTCTAGTATTGCTATTTGCCGGAACGCAAACAACGATTACCTGACTGCTAGTAATTGTGCTTGGTGTTATTGTAACTCCTCCTGTTGTGGTTGCTATTGTTGCGGAGCATACGCCATTTAATAAGTTTACTGGAACATTAACGCAATTCGCTCCAGGATTTGTCGGAACGACTTGTATAGGCCTTAATTCCCTGAAATCTAATAATAAAGAAAAATTAACTTCTCCTGTTGTCAAGTTGGACTTCATTTCATTTATTATATACCGCTTATCTCTGATCACTAAACGGTCATTTAATTCTAAGCTAGTTAATAAGGAAATAGGAAGATTCGTCTTTACATTAGTTAATTTATTTCTCATCTGATAAAGATTCTCAATATATCCCTTATAATAAGTTGCGTATAAAGTATCATATATCGGAGTCAATAAAAATGTGCTTCTATCGGCACTAAAATTTAAAGTATAATCCGTTTGACTATTAACTTGAAGATCCTGACCAAATGGTAAATAATCACTTATCGTAACTTGGCCTGTTCCATTATAGAATTCAATCCCTGTGCTTTGCTTATCATACATATACATTAAACAAGGCTTCGGAATATAAGAAGCTAGATTTTCATCTAATGCGTAGGCCACTTGCGTTGTTGTTCCTGTATATTTCTCTCCCATTAAATTCTCAAAAGGAACTTTAACGACAAACTCTCCTCCATCATAAGTATAATTTTGATCTGCATTTCCATATTCTCGATAAAATAAGGCTTTAAACTGCTTATTTAAAACGCTCTGTCCATCCTGATAATGAAATGCTATTTTCTTATATAATGGAACTCTATCGACATCGATTGAATCTATATCTGTATGCGTTGTAATATCATGAACATCGCCTAAAGAATACCATGTATCGATAGTTTCTATTTGATAGGTATCAATCGCAGTTGCATAACAAGTTAGATTAAATATTTTCAATATTCCGCTAAAGAAATCCTGCACTTTCATTTCAGGAACTAATGATCCAACGCTAGTATTCCCTGTTAAAGTTTGCGTTGCTCCTGTGATTGTAAATTCATCTACATTAGCAGTAACTCCACTAAAAGTATAGAGCCAATAACAATTAGTAGTGCTGTCTATATTTATCTGATTTGCTGCTCTAACTTCTATTACAATGCTTTCATTTAATCCTGGTGAATTATGATCATTAATTAATTGATATGTATTTGTTCCGCTTCCCTGAACGGTATGCGAAAATATTCCGTTTCGATGAACATCGATATAATAATCAGTTGATGGATCACTAGGAATTATCGTTGTCTGAATAACAAAGTAAAACATTTGCGGAGAAATCGATAAGCCAGGAGTAACAGATAAATAATTATAAGTAATAGTATTCGTTGTTAAATTAACTCCGCTATTATTAGGTGCAGATCCTGAAGCATAAACAACACTAGCGAAGTCTAATTCTTTTGCTCCAGTTACGAAAGTATTTGATTTCGTATTTTTAGCCCAAAGAAAGCATTTAGTAAATCTTTCATCACTTAAAAAAGTTCCATTAAAAGAAACTCCATAATTTGTTGCGATTGATTCAAATAATTTTTTAATCTTTACTGCAGGAAACAATTCATTATATAAAATTCTTCCTGCTGTTATCGTTATATCATTAGACCCCCCTCCTCCAAAAATCCAGTTTCTGTCTGAACTTATTAATGGATATCTAACGTCATAATCTGTTGTATCATCCGTAATTCTATTATAAACTTCCACTCCTGTATAAGTATGATCAATAGCAGAAAGATCTACATCGCTGAGCATATCTTCGCCAAACTTATCCTTTAAGCTAGTTATATCTCCATAAAAAGTTATTGAATAACTTTCAGGCTTTCCCTTTTTTAGATTCGCTTTCTCTAATTGAATCTTTCCTGTTCTAAATGGAGTTAAATTAATTTCTATCTTTCCGGCCTTTCTAGTATTAACGTCAAATATTGAAGGATTGCTAACTCCTGTAGGATTATAATATTTTACTTCTGAATTATACCAATGGCTAAAGACTTTATTATTATTTACTGTTGCAGGAACGGTAAAAGATTGACTGAAATCCGTATACGTTTTGCTTATATCGGCAATGTTTTGAATCGTGGAATTAACATTGATCTGTTCATCAGCAAACAAATCAAGCATAACCCCCTCCACATAGACTTGAACCTTTCTCATATTACTGAATTAATAGCATCGAATGCATATTTAAAAGTAAGCGTATAATTTATTGGTGCTTTTTTATTAACTCCTTTATTCTTTTCCATGCTTTTTGTATTAACTATTGCAGGCAAAGAGTCAATTAAAATTCTTTCGCTTAATAAGATCTGCTGAATAGTTTCGAAATAACTCTCTTCTACTTGGCCTGAATTTACAGTTATCGTTTCCTCTCCATTATTATTAAACCCTCTTCTCTGGCCTTCTAATGTGCTGTAAGAATGACTACTAGACTGCATTAAGTTATAAATGCTTTCTTTTGTATTTATGCTATTCCTGGATGCTTTATAGAACCACTCCCTTTGCCAATAGCCTTGTTTATTTACGAAGTCTATCATGATCGGAGTATATTTTGATTCGCATTTCGGTTTGAAATAATAAGTCTGAAATGCTGATCCTCCTGTTATAAATTCGACTTTATTTCCGTCTGCATAATAATCGTACCAAACTGAAGGCACATCATATAGTCTTGAAGAAGAAGAAAAAGGAGAAGACACCGTATGAGTTGCTCCTGATGAAAGATTCGTATATTTAACATCCGTTGAAGTTCCTCCATCCCATACGCCAATTAATCCGGATCTATCTGCTATAACTGAAGATGGAGTACTCGCTGCTGAATATTTATAATAATAAGTTCCTTCATCTAAAGAAAAATATGGGCCTGCAGGATTTGGATTTGCTCCTTCTGAATAATATCCATATCCATCAAAACAAAAATAACTTATAGTATCTAGTAAGGTATAAGTGCTTGATGCTAATTTATATCTTTTGATTTGCACTATAACATATTGATTATAAGTATTTAATGTTATCCCTGATGACCCTCCTGAACCTATCAATGACTGTCTAGTGCTAAAAGAAATAAATTCTTTTATATATGGAGAAACGTCATAATACATTTTAAGGTTTGTGCTTGTTGGTATTAATTTTTCAAGCGTATATTGTGGATTAGATGGAACTGATCCTCCTCCATAATATATAGATAATTCTAATTTTGATCCTGTTACTCCGGATTCATCTACTTCAATTATATGTGGACTTCTAGTATATATATTTGCCATGTCATTATTTTTCTAAAATATTAAAACCTTTCCAATCTTGTCTTCTTAAACTCTCCTGCATTATATCATCAAATAGTTTGAACATTGATAATCCGTATTTCTCTTGTAATTCTTTTCCTAATGTTTTGAAATGCTTTTCAAAAGGCTTTGTGAAAAATAAAGACGGTTTGATTCCTTTATAAAATATACTTCTTGCTATTAAAAAAGTAATAGATTTTTGAAAACCTACGCTTTTAATACTTCTGCCTTTAAACTTTCCAGAAGCATCTCTTGGCGCTATTCCTTTTCTTACTACCCATTTATCGAATGCTCTTGGTGGTGGCATTCTGTTGGTATATTTAAAAGGAGTATCATATTTTACTTTTTTACCACTTACTCCTTTATCTTGAAACCAGCCGTATTTTTTTCCATCTGAACCAGTTGCTAACATATCAAAAGAAATACGAATGCTGTTCTTCATGACCTTTGTTTCTCCTACTATTGAGTTACTTAATTTTCCAGTAACGTCTTTATTTTGCTTTTGCAAATTTCCTTTAGCTTCTTCAATAACTAATTTTTTGAAGGTTTCAATAGTTTTTAATATTTCTTCATTATCAAACATCACAGACGGTCATATCGTTAGGTATCAGTATATTCATAGAAAGTGTCCACCCACAGAGAGTATTTTCAAAACGGTCAGTAAATGGTTCTAGATTAGGATCTCCATCCACTTGATAATTATCGTCATAAAGATTTCCTCTTCTTAGCTTTTCATATAATCTATTTAATAGAGACATTTGAGTATTGAATATATCATGAGTATTATCATTGCCTCTGAATTTATTCGTTGTTTCATCTTTATCAAAATCAACTATATCCATCGCTAGAATAGAAATATTATAAGAGATAACATTCGATTTAAAAGTTGCACCGTTAATTATAATATGTGTAAGTGGGAAAATGGTCTGCTTCGATAAGTCAACGGAATTCAAATCACCTTCCGTAGTTGTATTTGTGAACGGATCAGCATCCAGTTCCGTTTTAATTTTATTTAATACATTATAATAACTCATAATTTAGATTTATTTAATTGTCGCTGCATCTCATTATTCTCGATATCTCGCTTTTGTTTTTCAAAAGTGAGGAATGTAAGGCAGTCATGTAAGGGCATTCTCGTAACTCCTCGAAATCTTTCAAGGTTTCCTTGACTGATTGCATATACGCTTTGATACCAACCCCATTGTTTGCCAAACTGAACTCTTTGGCTAAAACTTCCGAACCCTTCATCGTCATCATCTTTTCTAAATAAATAAGCGTACTGTTCAATAATTCTTTTTCCAAATCGCAAAAAAAAACCTTTGCAGCTAGAGCAACATCACATGGTGCAAATTTCATTACATCCGAATAATTTGCAGAAGAAACATAATCTTCAATCTTATATGTATCGTTTTTCTTTTCCGTTATTGGCCTATATAAGACCGCCATCGCTTTGTGAAAATCTTCTATGTTTTCAATATTCGTCTGAAGATCAATAAACTCTCCGAATGACATCTGTTCCATATTTGGAATAAACCCGAATTCTATGTTATTTAATTTGAATGTCTGTTTAAAGTCAGGCTTTTGCTGAAATGCATCCGTAATCTTTTTTACTATATATTGGACGTCATTCCATTTGATTTGTATAACTTCCATTAGTTTAATTCCACAAAAGATTTCTACCATCTTCTCAAAGACGAAAACATCATCATTCGAATCTTCTGAAACTTTAATAAATTTCTGATAATTGCCTAATGAAATGTCTGACAATTCTGTTGGAATTTTAATTTTAGTTTGCATAATAATAAAACGCTTTTTTTTTGTTTTGTACTATTTAATAAAATATTGTCCGTAGTTCTTATTTGACAATGATTCGCTTTCATGATATCTAAGTGCATCGATTAAATGATCAAGTCCTGACTTCGGTTTGTTTAATGTTTTTCCTGCTTTATCTATATCCCAGATATAAGATCTTAATTCTTTAATCATGTTCGTGCTTTGCGAAGTTATTAAATACTCCTGACTTTGCATCAATTGAATCCCATGAACAATTGAATCTTTTCCTTTCTTTGCTCCTTTGATCATCTTATTATGCATCCGGATCTCTGCGATTGATTTCGGTTCTGCTGAGTCTGCATAACAGATTATGCCGTCAGGCAGTTTCTTAGCTATTTCAGAATTTACTAAGCCTGATTGATAGCATAGTTCATTAACTATTCTTTGATCATTCCATTTGTAAACCTCAACGATTGCTGTGGGATCATTAGTATATCCGAAGTCAATCCCTATTCCTATTAACTTCGCTTCTTCTGGTGTCTTATCTATCTGCTTCCAGTTTGAAAAAACAACGCCCTGAAGTCTACCGATTTCACCCATTCCGTAGACTCTCCACCAATTCTCCCAGTATGCCGATGTTTTAGCTTTCTCCTTTGCTTTCTCTATCTCTTTTATAATTCGCTTATCTAATGCATCGTTGTCTTTATATGTTAGGATAATCATCTCTGAATCATTATCTTTTAATAAATTTTCATGCACCCAAAATTCATTTGCAGGATTATAGTCCAAGAACACCTCATTTTTTGTCCGGATTGATAACTCATTGTAAGCCTCGAAAGATATATTATTCGCTTCGTTGATATACAAAACGTCACGCCTCGCACCTCTTAACTTTGTGGAATCATCGACAGAAAAAAACTCAATATATGATCCGTTTTTAAATTCATATCTTAAAAGAGATCTATTATATTGCTGATCAAAATATCGATTAGTTTCTTTTAATATTTTTAAGCAATCTTTTATACATCCCCTCCTTAAATGCGGAATGCTTTCAGCTACTATCGAAATTTCTAAGCCTGATATATTAATAGCCTTGTTTATCAGGATTGGTATAATTCCGTAGGTTTTTCCTGCGGATGTTCCTCCCTGAACTATTTTAATTCGCTTTTTTAAAGCTAGGATTTTATTAATTGCTTTCGTCCTCTTGAACATCTGGAAACAATGGTTGCTCTGTTATTTTTTGATCTATCTGCTGAATCGGTGATCCGAATGCAGAGTCCATTAAAGCCTTATAAGCATTTACATCGCCATTACGAGCCTTCTTTAATTGTGCTAATGTGATTAAATCTTCCTGTGATAATTCTTCTTCTAGGTTCGTTATTGGATTCCTTCCGCTTTGAACTATCTCTAGCCACTTCCTGGCAATCGTTGATCTATTCATTGTGCCTTTTGGTCTGCCTGATGGATTGCCTGACTGTCCTTTTTTAAATGGTATTAAATTTTCTTCATTTGCCATATTATTATTTTTACTATATTTGTTTAAATGCGGTGTTGGTGTAATGGTAGCACGTCAATCATTCCAGATAGAAGGTAATGTTCGAATCAATTGCACCGCTCTATTTTCTTTCCCTTATACATCGAAGCACCAACTTCGCTAATCTTACTAAACGGAATAATAGGAACATTTAACTTGCTTTTTTTGTCTATTAAATAAATATATCTTAATTGAAATCCTTTCATTTTAATCGCTCCTGAAAAGTCTGCTTTGCTCGTTCCATGTTTAGCTTTTGTTGATCCATCTTTTAATCTATAAATAGTTGAATTACTATTGATATTAGTTAGATAAAATCCTGATGCTCTATAAATAGTTCCGTCTCCGCATTGCGTTCCATCTGCATAACTTAAAATCCATTTAATGTGCGGAGCATTCTTTTTTATTAATTTAATTGAAATAGCGATGCACCTGCTCTCTGAATTCTTCGGTAGATAATCATCGAAGGCCATCCGGTTTAATTCTATAAATTCGTTCCATTTAGTTCCCTGAACGAATCCTATGCAGTTTCTTTTATCGATGGAATTACCATAAGAAAGAACACCATGCAATTTATTGTCAAGGAATGCTCCAAAATGTAAGACTGAATTTTGAACAAAAGAGTTGCTATAATGATATTTTTTAACAAACTCGTTTGCAATCTTTGAAGGTATTACTTTGATCTTTATTTCCTTTGCTCTGCCCATTGCATAATTATTAAATATAAAGCATTCCCATTTGCATTAGTATTTCCAAATGTTTCGCAATATTTAAACTCCTCTGTTTTCTTAATATCTGAAATTGCATTATTTATTTGTTCGATCTGCTCATCTGCCAAAGTGAAAGTATTTTTTTGAATCGCTTCCTTCTCAGAATCATCGAGACTAAATTCAGTATCTAGATCCTCCTGATTCATATCAAAGCCTGGAATAGATAAACCAAAAGATTCAAGTTCCTCAACCTCCCATTCATTAGCTAATGCATTCCAGTCCCATTCTCCTGCCTGAACATTATCCTTTATAATAAACTCTTTTTTTTTCTCTTCGCTTAAATTATCCGCTAATCTTATCGGAATCTCTTTAAGGCCTAAATGCTGTGCTGCTCTGAATCGCATATTACCCCCTAGAATGATATAATTTTCTTCTTCAGTATAGCAAACTATCGGCCTGATCTCTAGCATCTCCGGAAACTCCTCAATGCTTTTACAAAGTTTGAAGAACTTCTCATCCTTAATTACTCGTGGATTTATCTTATTGCCTTTTACTTTATAGGTTTTAACTTTCATATTCATTATAAAGCGTTCTTAATCTATCGACCATATCTCGAACGCATGATCCACAACTGCTAGGTGAACTATTTTTATTAAAAACTCTATTATATACCTTCCTGAGATCCTGTTGTTCCGATGGATTTACTGTGCTTCTTTTTTTATCAAACCAGACTTTCAGGGTTTTATATTCATCCTCTTCTAAGCATTCCACTTTTCCATAAGAAAATAGTTTGTTTAATTTCTCCTTTCTCTTATCACATCCGCAGTCTTCTCCTGCTACAAATTTAACGATCTTATCAATCCCTGTTGCTTTAGTTACTTTTTCAATGGAGTCTCCTAACCCTTTGCTTTTTTTCTTTGCCATTTATATTTAATTTAATTCAACCTCGAATAATTCTAAAAAATCCTCTTCCTCTAATTGCTTCTGGAGACAAAAAATTTGGATTGCATCGTTTAAATTTTTCGCCCTGACTATTGAAACGGCCTCTTTATTTTCATCTCCTTTGATATAGAAATAATATTTTTTCATCAATCGTATATTATTAACCAATTTAGGTTCTTTATTTTAATGCTTTCCCCATGATGACTAGAACCTTTAGTCACTACCCTCGCTGTATTTTTTCTAACTGAAACAACTTCGTATGCTTTACTCTTGTCAAATGTTTTATGAATCACTCTAACAATATCTCTTTTTTTAATTCTATTTTGTAATTGCTTCATCTATTTCATTCCTCTTTTATAAAATTATAATCTTTGTTTTTGAAATCCTCCCAGTCCTCCCCTACTGATG